TTTGTTGATCCTTGTGTTTCTAAGGTGCCGGTTAATCTAAGAGTGCTGTTATCAAAAGTAAAGTTATTGCTTCCAGTTAGATCATCGTTTAAGTTGTATTGAATATCGTTGGTATCGCCTGCTGCTTCTATTTCGGAGGCAGTAATATTGGTTAGATTACTTCCATCGCCAAAATAAGTCGATGCAGAAATAGTTCCTATAACATCTAAATCTGCGGTGGGGGCAATCGTGCCAATCCCCACATCGCCAAAGAAATAAATATCTCCGCCGCCAGCTGGCTGCCAACTAGAGGTAGCAGATGCCGTGACCTGCGTAAGTCCACTTCCATTCCCGATGAAGAGCGAGGAGGACACCGTAGTGGCAACCAGAGTGCCACTTACATCTAATGTGCCTGTAACTTGGTGAAGAGAACCTGTATTTTCTCCACCAAGAATGGAGTCGCCTGTCTCAAGAAACCTAAATCTCGTCTTGAGATTGGAATCGCTTCCACTAAGTACTGATATGCCTTTGACCATTAAAAATTATTCCTCGTTGAATAATTAGTTCTTCGCGGATGAAACTTGAAGTTTAAACTTAAGGTCAAAGAACTTTAGGTACCATTTTATCCCACGCCGATGCTGCCGCTCCAGTTAATAACGCCATCGTGGTCGATTTCATTCACATCAATACTGGTTAAACCCGCTATAACTTCTACGTTATCCGATCCCTCTATCCATATTTCCGTCAATTTTAATTCGAGGTGGATTCGAGAGCTGCCCGGAACCGAAGGAGATCGATCCTCCAGTTTAAAAAAATTAGTGCCGCCGAGAGAAGGAAGCCCATGCTCGGAGAACGCCACTTTGAGTACATCTGTATTCCCTTCGTCTTGATTAAAAATCTCTACCCACCTTGTTACTTTAGGAAACTTAATGCGCACTGGTCCTGGTTTACAATCAATATCACTTTGACACCATGGTTTTCCTGAGACTATGTAGGGAGACTCTCGATGGAGTCCTGAACGGTATAAAAATGCACTTGGACTAGTTGCCATAATATTCTCCTATCTATCCCACACCGGAGCTGCCGCTCCAGTTAATAACGCCATCATGGTTAATTTCATTAACACCAATTCCTGTCAGTCCGGCAATAACATCAAAATCTGCACTGCCCGTAAACCACATTTCAGTGCACTTCACTTCCATAGAAAGATAGGTGTGTCCAGGAGTTGATGATGCTCTGTCTTGAAGAGTAAAATAATTATTTGTAGCGAGTCCATTCTCCGAAAAAGCACACAGCAGATAATTTCCATCATCGTCGTCTTGATTCATAATCTGCACCCAGCGCGTTACATTGGGAAATGCTACCCTCACCGCAGTTCCTGACATGGCGTTTATACTGCCACTGGCAAATGGTTTGCCTGAAACCACATAAGAAGCTTCGTTTCCGAGTCCTGCTCGTTGTCGATACCCACCTGGGCCTGTTGGACTATCTGCCATAATATTCTCCTGTTTCTATAAATAGTCTACTGCTATCTATTTTCCTGTGCCATTCGTTTTTTATGCTCGGCAATGCTTCTCTCTTTGGCGCGCCTTTTCCGAACCGATGGTTTCACATAATAACGGCGCTCAAGCACCTCTTGTATTATTCCACTCTTCTTAACGCGCTTGAGAAATCTTTTAATCATGCGCTCATCCGTGTCATTCCTTTCTCGTTTTACTGTGACCATTATACCATCTTGCTCCAATTGCTATTGAAGATACCACTAATATCTACCCCCGCATCATTCGGATCAGTATCTTTTAGTGCACCATGCTGTTTTTGCCGTGCAGGTGATGGTGCTGGTTTGGTGCCTTCGAATACATTGACCCCGTTATAAGCGCTATCACCCACCGCCTTCAACATTTGGCGACGTGTTTCTTCTAGTTTGTTGTTGTCCACTTCGCTGCTCTTTTTCTTTTGAGGAGTAGATATGGGTGCTACGGAATGCTCCACCATTAATTGAGAATTCATGCCCCTTACAACCTCACTAATAACAGTAGATAAAATTCCATCCTCTAGCAAGGACTCTTTTATGCACTCAGCAACCAGTGGTTTAATAATTTTTTTAAGTTCGCTTTTTTTCACTTTTAACCTCGTTAATTTGTAGTCTCTGATCCAGGGCACCTTGTAATTTTGATTTGGCATTGTCTATTTTAGGGGTCGCCAAGCGCGAAATAATTCGTTCCACCTCTTCGGCATCCACTTCCCCATCTATCATCTGTTGCACCATCTTTGCAGCTTCAAGGTTGCCCTGTGCAATATCTTCTAAATCCCTTAAGGCGCTCTTGAGAACCCATTGTGGATCGTCACCATAAGTGCCGAGTCCGGGTGCATGGATGATCGGACCTTCTTCATCATGCTCCATCACCTTCTCCCACTCTTCTTTAATGAGTCTCTTTAAGAGTGATCTCTCTATCTTCATACTTACCTCTTCCTTGTGATACTGTTCAGCAAGCGATTGATTTTATCTGCCTGCGTTAACCCCGTATCGACACCTTCGTGCATTTGAGGGGACATGTAAGCGTCGGGCGTAGAAGGTTCCGAAACAAAATCGAAACAAATTAATTGAAAATCATCTTCTACAACGGTGTCTCCTTGGTGCTCCCGGACACTTCCGAGTCCTCGCGAAGAGATGCCTAGTTTAACCCCACTTCCTACCAAAGCTTTAAGAATGTTGCCACTCGGAGTGTTAAGGACTTGTATTTTCCCCATGACGGTACCATTATCCCACCACGTCTGCGTTACCATATGGGAAGCGTTCTTTAGATTAACGACGCTATCATCAGGATGATCTAGTTCTCCCAAGGCGCGTTTTTCTTTTACGCACTTCTGGTAATTCTCCATCTCTCTTTCAAGTACAGCGTGGGGGTAAACCCTCCCATTACCATTGCGGGTGTCGGACTTTTGTAAGATGCCTGTCATGAAAACCACACCTTCTTTTACTTGGCGCTTCTCGTCTTCGGTCAAGAAGTCTTGGCACACACCGCCTTCACACAATTCATAGTATTCTCTAAGTAGAATTTTAGACATGTTATTTATTGTTTCCCTGGTTCGGCCGATGCGTCGGTCGTGTCAATACTGGGATATTTTTCCTTTACTTTACGTTGAACAGTCTTAACGAGACTATCGAGCGATCCCTCATACCATGATGGCGCTTCATCGTATTGACTCGCTCGTGCCAACGCGTTGCGGGCGCGCCCTATCGTATTAATCGGAAAGTGATCGGGAGGAAAGATAAAGTCGCCTCGCGGTTCCTCTTTTTCACCCAAAACTGCACTCACCTCTTCCTGGATGATCTTCATCAGGTTGGATTTAGTTATTTTTAAGTTCATCATATATCTCCTCTTTCAAATATATGCAGCAGGCGTCACCTGCGCGAGTTACTTGCCCTTACAGCACATGCGAACAACTGGTAAAAACCATTTAATTGTTACGAGTGACATCTTCCACCTCCGCTGGGTTTAATCCGACCTGGATCCCAGTATCAGAAAACACCATATTGATTATATAACTAGTTCCCGAACTCAATGCTGCTAGAAAAAATCCAGTAGTCAAACTATAATCAAATATAAATAGTTCGGTATAAGGACTTAACGCCCATACAAAAAATCCAACCCAAAATCCAATACACATTGGACAGTGAAAAAAATGATATTTGGGTCGAATAGAATCAAATATGGTGCCAAAGCATAAAATTTGTGTTATGCCAAAACATATTAAAATAAAATGTATTAAATTCACTAAATACCCGCTAAGTATCTTCGCACATCATAAGCTTGAATGCCGCCTTTGTTGTCGGACTGCGGCACCTTCCCCAGCGGAGTGCTATCTAAATTGGAAGGTTCGACATACATATCTTCCACCTCCTGTTCATAGGCGTCTTGAAAAATATATTCTGGTTTCTCTTTCTCAATAAACTTCCCAATCGAAAGAACCGACAAATCTATGACTGGTAAGTCCGCATTTTTTGATTCGAGGAATGCACCCTCTAATGCACCGTAAACATTTCCCGCTTGTATGCTCTCTCTAGAGAGGATCCCCGCACGAGTAAGATGCTCCAGCAAACGACTTTGAGCAGCATATACCTCTTCACTATAAGCACCCTTGGCAAAGGCAACTATTTTCCGTGNCTGGGGGACTACAACAATATCCATGTGGGGATGATCGAAAATCATAAGACTCCCATCAATCGACTTTCTAATCTCCAAATTCATCTTTAGAGGAGACATGTCTCTCTCATCTTTTACGATAAGTTTGATATCAGATTCTGGGGGTGGTGTGACCGACTCGTCTTCAATGTTAATTTTGATCGCCATTAGGAACCTATCTCCCTCGCTAAAGATTGAACCTCTAGCAATCTGATAATATCATCTTCTAGAATATTCTCTTTTTCTTTATAAGAATCGAGTATGGCATACACTTCTTGGAGTTTAACTTTCATGTCCGCGTCTTCTTGGAAGAAGTCCATTTCTTTGGACGTGTCTAGAATACTTTTAAGTCTGCCGATCTCTTCATTTAAGAATATCTTCAGAGACACCCCGTTGTCGCTAAAGGCAATCGCGTGGCGAGTGATAATTTCTTTTTGCTCCTCCAACAACGTACTCTCATATTTTTTATTATAATTTTCAACAAAAGTTTTATATACCAAATTATCGGTTGGTTCCATCGAGTCTTTAATGGGATCCGTCGCTGTCACATCCCCTACGAATTTATCTTCCAGGAGGATGCGCTCTTTCACAGGTAACTCTTTATTAAGAATTTGAGCAATTGTAGCAAGATTCTTATAGTGGGGAACGAAATAATTCAACACTTCAGGATTTAAGCGCGTATTGATTTCATTGATGAGTTTTGTCTGGACGTTAAAAATCTCTTTCTTGTCTAGGCATCCATATTCCTTTTTAGATTCCTCGACGATCTTCTCTACAAAGTGCCTCTCTAGACCTTCGGCCGCCAACAATGATTTATATACTTCCCTTTCCCTGTAAAGGAGAGAGTGTTTATTAAAAAATCCTCGGCAAATACCTAGTGCTTTCTTTTTTCTTTCTTCGTCCTTTCCAATCACACTACGTGTAATTTCTTGGACCAGTACCTCGTAAAGAAAAGCGGTGTTTCTTTTCTTATTGTGTCTACTCTTGTACTTCCTTTTCCTCATGGTGTCTTTTCTCCATTTGCTCGATAAGCAACTTCACATCGTTTTGAGACTTGCTGATTTTAAAAACTCTTTCTTCTTCCTCATTATAATTATCAACGGATTCAGTATAAATACCTTTTGCAAGGGAGTTAAATGCATCTGCGGTTGTATCGCCTGGAAAGACAGCGCGCTTTGCTACGCCTCTCTTTTCCATATTGGACTCCCCTCCATATTGTTTCTTGCGAGGTCCGGAATGGGATCGATTGTCTCGCTTGGTAGGAGTGTAAGTGCTTTTGGCGTAATGCCGCACATCATCACTTCTCTTAGCAGGAGGTTCAGCCAGAAGTATATCTTCTTCTCCACCCCCTTCTTCTCCACCAAGGTCTTCACCGCCAAGGTCTTCGCCACCAAGGTCTTCGCCGCCAAGATCGCCGCCAAGATCTTCTCCACCAAGATCGCCACCAAGGTCGCCACCAAGATCTTCGCCTCCCATGCCACCGCCGGCGGCAGCACTCGCTTCTTCGGATGCCATTTCAGCGGCAGTATCCAGGAGAGATTGATGCTTCCTATCATAAAACATCTCACGTTGGTTGCGCAGAAATTCTGCGTCTGACATTCCCAAAACATTTTGAGACACCCATCGCTTCGAAAAATAACCCTCTGTTGCATTCGCTGCTGTGTCAAATTTTGTACCCCACGTTTCTAACTCTTGAAGAACTGCCAACTTGGAGGGATTATTTAAGGACAACTCAAAAGAAATTAAATCATCTCCTCGGAAACCAAGAGTATAAAGATGGATAATCCCTACCTTTTCTAATTCCGATAATACCGCACGTTGGAGTCTTTGAATGGTGCGCGCAAATCGAATATCCTTCTGTGCAAGGGTCGTCTTATCTTCGGCCGTATCTTCAGCGCTCGATAAATAAGAAGCAGGTATTTTGATCGCAGAAAAAAGCTTATCTCTCAAATATTTAACATCATCAATATCGCCAGTATAAGTGCCTCCAGGGAGAGGTTCAATGCGCGTAGACGTTTGTGATCCGCGAACGGGGAGGAAATAATCTTCCTCGATACTCAACGGATTGTACCTTAAATCTACCCTACCCGTTTCTTGATCCACAACCTGATTGCGCTTCATTTGAGTAATGATCTTCTGCATATATTGTTCCACATCTTCAGGAGCAATTGCGCCAACATCAATGTAGAAAACTCGTCGTTCAGGAGATCTCACCACGCGATATGCCATCATCGCGTCTTCCAATAAAATCAATTGCCTCCAAATGCGACGTGCAGGATCAAGAATAGCAGTTCCATAAGGAGCATATTTATCATTCCCCAGCACCCTGAAATGGGCTACTTGCCAATTCTCAAAAGTAAGGCCACCGCTATTCCACTGATACTGGATATAGTTGGGGTTAGTAGGATCTTCCCCTTCCATGCGCTCTATCTCTGCTGCCGGCAACCCTACTACACTCTTAATACCGATGCCTTCGTCAATATCTAAATAGAGGAAAAAATCCCCATACTTACACATCGTGCGGCACCACCCAAATAAATTAAAATCTATATTCAATATATTGTGATATAGGGTTTCAAGAACGTCTCTAAGTTCTTCGTTGGGACACTTCACTGTGAGCATCTTCTCTAACGAGGTAGAAGTAGTCATTTCGTCAGCGTAAATGTCTAGCGCGGATGCTAATTCAGGAGTGTACTCCATCTGGTCAAAATCTATGTATCGCTCATTCCGGCGGTTTTGGGACATAAAATTAGTCCCCAAACTTTCAAAAGGATTATATTGAGATTTTTTAAAGTTTTGTCCACTCGCGGATTTAAATCTATACTTATCTAATTCTTGCCTACGCTGCGCACGATATCCCTGCGAACGTCGATTAATAATTGGACCTGAAAATAACCTTGTTAATTTCTTAAAAAGGTTGGATTGTTCATTTCTTGGATTGTTATCTGCCATTCTCTATCCTTTATAAAGCCACATAAACTCAGCCTGGCTTATCTTCTCTTGTTGTATCTTATCATACATTTCGTCTTTTTTAAATCCGTGCTGTCCGGGAATAGTTGTATTCAAACTCGTCTTTGCGTAGACCATGCTATTAAGTATCGCCTCAGTATATTTCACGTCCCTCTTGGATGTAGTGATGACTGTATCCCTTACCCAACAAGCAATTGCTAGACTCATAACTAAATCATCATTATATCCTCGCATTGCTTGAGGGCGCCCGTTGTGCCATACAAAAGTCTTCAGTTCGCTTAAGGTGCGGGAGGAATAAACAGTCAGGAGTTTGTTTCTTATAAATTCTTCTAATTTTGCCACAATAAGGGGTCGAGTTTTCCCCGAAGTAGTAAATCCCGGTACCGCACTATTCTTCCCCTCGGCAGTGAGTTGATCTACATACTCATGAGTAGACTTAATAGAGTGATAAAGGTTTGGATACTCCATCTCAATTAACTTCTCCAAAACACTAAATCCAATATTGTTGTTTTCAACCACCAGCATACAATCGCTGTATTCACGACCTGCCGAATTGAGTAAAGTTGCAAACATATCTAGACTTGGTTTACCTTGGTACTCGGCCACCACTTCCATCGTGTTTAATTTCACGACGTGGAAAACGGAGTAATCTTTGCCGTCTCCACGCGCAACATCTGCCACCAACAAATACTCCGAACCTGCTTGGAACTCCTCCCAAATGTGGTAATTCCTATCGAATCCAGTTCGATGCTTAGGATCTCTTACTAGAGACAACATCTTTTGTATGTCGGCTGGATGTATAACCGTTTCTCCCGACATATTAAAATTACACTCTAACTCCTGAGCGATGTCTCGACGGGACATGTTTTGAGTTTCCTTGTCAAACCATTCCTCATCGCGATCTGGGTGTACGTGCCACGGTAATTTAGTGGTGAAAAAACTATTTCTTCCTTCCTGGGCATCTACATATGTCTGATGGAACCAATTTCCCACTCCATTGGGAGTAGAAAGGGCGATGCATCGACCACCCGTTGATAGGGTGGGATATAATGATTTCCACATCTCTTCTAACTCTGGGACGTGGGCAGCTTCGTCTACTACCAACAATGAAAGTGCCTCCGAACGACCAGCATCCGCAGACGTAGTTGATGCTTTGATTTGTGAACCGTTAGTAAGTTCGAAAGCGGTTCGGTTATCCACGCTGATGTCTGAGATCTTAATCCAGTCGGGCATGTTTTTTATGAGCGCCTTTACTTTCTTTACCAAATTGGCAGCAGTTGAAAATTTAGTTGCCACCACTAAAATGTTCTTTTCACGCCTGAACAACATTAACCACGCCACATACCCCGCTGTGATGGTGGAAATACCTAATTGGCGCGCCTTGAGAATTACATTAAAACGATAGTCGTTGAAGTTTTTTAGAAGTTCGGTTTGGAAATCATACGTGTTAAAGGGTATAAGTCCCTTATCTGGGTGGGATATCTTGGCATAATTATTTAAAAAGTAGACAGGATCTTTCCCACACTTGGTAATCTCTTTCTTAATTTCATTTTTAGAAATATTATACACCATGACATTTTACTAACTACTTCTTACCTTTTCTTCTTCCTGGTAGTGGTTAATGCTGTGAAGCATTGCCGAAATGACTGCCACTTTTTCCTGGATCCACTCTTCAACATCGTCAGGATCGGTCATCCTGTCATCAATAGTTTTCGAGAGGTCGTGAATTTTTCTAAGATGCGCTTTGACACTCGCCCATTCATAATCATCATCGTCTATCTCTGGATGATCCCCATTATCTTCTTCTTCGCGAGTTCCATAGACGCGAGTGCTATAGATATCACTAATTTCTTCTTGGATAATTTGCTTTATGCGATCTTTGGAAATGTCCATCTTACTTCTCCTTTTTACGAGTCACGTTTTCGGGTTTTTTAGCACCCCAATCTTTCTTGCCCATTCCTAGAAAAGCTTTAATCGACTTATCTAACAGTTCTTCGCCGGTGGGTGCATCATATCCATTAACCACACCATCCATTCCTTCCAACTGATAGCGTGCTTGGGCCTCCACCCATGTCCTTACTCGGCTCGTAGATTGAACACTATAATCCATATCTCCGAGAGGTTTGCACTTTAATGCATTGCCCGTGATGCTCTTAAATTTCTTCTTAATAAATTTGAGGACGTCTGCCAACGTCTGCCCCATATCAGATTCGAAATTTTTATCTTTAATCTCTTTCAGACTCACTTCGCCCTGGTATTTAACGATCAGAATGCTCCCGTTCACCGAAAGTCCGAACCCGTCATTTACCCTTTTGTCGGTAATGTTAGCATCAAAGGCTCCCCTTTTAAGTCCCATCTCCAGCGCTTTGCCCTTTTCATCCGCTGCGCCGTCATAGGAATCGGCCAGCACTTGTGATAATCCTCTTACAATTTCTTCCGCAGTTGCCATTATACTTTCTCCTTTCGTTGTTCCAAAACAGATTGGCGAAGTTCTTTCATGTCCCTAATCAGACGCATTAAATCTTTTCTTACTCGTGTACCCGCAGACACATTTCCACTGTCACACTTCTCAGCGTCTCTCTTTAAAAGAGATACCATCTTGATCAATTCATCCACCCTCTCGCTTACCATTTCTATCCTCTACTCCTGGGCGCCATCCGTGTGTCCAGCGCTCTTCTCGATTTTCTACCCATTGCACATAACATGCGAAACAACACTCCCACTTATTAAAATACACATCGTCTCGCACACTAAAAGAATAAACATTACAAATGGGACACACAGAGTTATTATCTCTAGTAAGTAGTTTTTTAT